TCATGCAAACAGCTCACCCATTGTCGTGCTAACGATTTGAGACTCTTTTTGTTCCATTTCATCAAGAATATGCTGATAAATACCTAATGTCGTTTCAATTTTTTTATGGCCCAAACGTCTGGAAACGTATTTTAGATTAACACCTTGATAGATAAGTATTGATGCATGTGTATGTCGAAGTCCATGAAAGTTTATCGGTTGATCTATTCCAATTTTCTTTTGATGTTTCTTCAACGTTTTGTTTACTGCAGAGTTTGATATCAACTCCATATCGTCATTTAGGAAAACTAGATTTTTCTCATTCTTTAGTATCCTACCAAAATAATATTCACGTTGATGTTTCTTTAATTGTTTTAAAAGGTCAAGAGTGAAGTCGTCAACAGTAATAAGGCGCATTGATTGGTAATTCTTTGTATTTGAAAAGTCTTGTTTGTATACATAGTCCCATGTTTTCTCAACTCTAACAGTTTTATCTTCAAAATCTATACAGTTCCAAGTCAATCCAAGTATCTCCGCATATCGCATTCCTGTAGCAATACCTAAAAGAATCATATATCTAGATACGTAGGTTGGCTTGATGCCATCAATCAAAGAATTTGTGAGTTTTTTGGTTTCATTGTAGTTTAGGAATTTATCTCTATCTGATTTATCTGAAATACCACCACGAGATGAAACCTTATAAGTAGGGTCTTTAAAAATAATTCCTTCTTGCAGTGCATCTTGGATCGCTGCTTTCATATAGATGTGAATTTTTGAGACAGTGGAGGATCGTCTTGTTTTAGCAAATTCATTCAACTTCTGTTGATAAATTTTCCTATTCAAATCTTTAAGTTTTATTCCTTTGAAATTTACTTCCGCAAATTTTATAGACTTTTCTATATCAGCATCATTTGCTTTTGAAAATTTTCCTTTTCTATAAACTTCATACCATTCTCGAAAATAGACAGGAAATTCTTGATCAGCATCAGAAATTTTAAACCCCTCAGTTAGTTTTTTTTCAATAGCAGCTGCGGCTAAATGAGCTTCTTTTTTTGTAGCGAATTTCCCTTTAGTTTTTGTTTTGTATTTACCATCAGTATCTTTATAAGAAACACGATACTGCCATCCATTATCTTTCTTTTGAATACTAGCCATATTGATTCAACTCCTTAGTTTTGCTACAATAGGCTTGACTAAATAAGCTTTGTGTTTATTTTGTTTTACGCGCTCTCGCTTTGGTCGGTGGAGCGCTTTTTTTTATTGTGCAGAAGTCATATATGCATCGGTAATTAATTCTGCTTGTTCCATATAGACATCAGTTAGTTTTGTAGCCCAATCTTCGTAATCTTCATAATTTCCAGATCCGCTAGTTAAATGAACATTTGCCATTTCCTGTATTCCTTCATTAGATATTTCAGCCAACTTACTTATTTTATCATTGGATAGTTCTGCTAATCCTTCTACTCCGTTTTGATTATTTGGATATTCAGCATTGTATTCATCAACTAACTTTGGTGCTGCATCTTTAATTTTCTGTGTGTATTCGTCTAAAATAGCTTGATACTGTTCATCAGCACTTTTATTATCTTCTACAGGAGCTTGGCTTTCTGATGAAGCTATATCTGATGTTTTTTCTGATGTTGCAGTTACTTCTTTTGAGCTAGTCGTTGTGTTTGCAGAAGAGGCTTTATCTTTAGAATTACCTCCAATAGATCCCCCAACTGCAGCAACTAGAATTACCACTAAAATCCAGAACCAAACCCTTTTGTAGAATGGTTTCTTAACCTTGTACATTTTACCATCTTCGCCTCTAACTCTTTTTGCCATTTTTCTTTCCTCATTTCTTTGATATAATATATTTGTACAGTCTCAGAAATGAGCAGATCTTTTGGGAGCGGGAACTTCCAAAAGATTTTTTGTTTATCCAAAAATTTTAATAGGTTCCACGAATATAAACTCATTGTCGAATGTAAATTTATAGTTGCGATGATAATGGTATTTACCGTATTTATTGAAATAGTGAATGAGAGTATCTTCAAAAAATTCGGGAGTTACGTTTAGGTGTTCGCTGCATTCATAAATGTTGTTGCATCCATTCAAAGCACAGTCTAAGAGATCATCAAGTGTGATCAGAATTTCAATACCAAATCTTCTAGCTTTCCATTCTTCTTTCCAAGCCTCGGGATCTTTATAATTAAGAATATTTCCAATAGTTCTTTTATGGTGACCAAATTATTCAGCCAAAACAACCTTCTTTTTTCTACTTGATTTATTTTTATCTAAGTATATCCGATTGTTTCTATAAAGACCTGTATATCCAGTGTCCTGTTCTAAAGGTAATTCTATAACTGGAATTTCAGTCGTAACCTTGTTTAAAAGATTTTCAAAATCATCCATCTGCAACCCTACTTATCATCAAATTTTTTATCTGCCTCATCTAAATATAGATTTAGATCTTCAAATTCTTTTTTAGATAACTTCCTATTAGGATCGTCAGAGTGAGCTGCGATTGTGAATAATTCTTTTTTCTGTTCTTTGAGTTCATTTTGAGCAAAATCATATACTCTTTTTTGGCGATCCATATTCAACTGGCTGTAAATAGAATCTATTGAAGACTTGCTTTCTTTGTAAGTAGTGTCAATATCACTTTTCATAATCCCAAAATAATCAGCGATTTTTTGAATAACTCCATGAGATGGATTAGAGCGCAAATTCATATAGTCACTCATAGTTGATGGAGAAATCCCAATTTCTTTAGCTAACTGTTTTTGGGTTATATTATTTTTTCTAATAAAACTTTTTATATTTGCTGCAATAATGATATTCCTTTGTTTATCATCCATGTTCTCACCTCTTTATATTTCATATTATACGAAAAAATCGAATCAAAGTAAATATATAAGTACGAAAATTACGAATTTATTTGTTGACAATACGAAAAAATCGTATTATATTTGACTCATCAAATACAGAACTATGAGGAGGAAGTTGGATGAAGACCCTAAAAGAGTTGCGAGTGATGCATAGTTTGACTCAGGAAGAGCTAGCTGAACTTTTTGATGTTACTTCAAGAACTATTCAAAATATGGAAAAAGACTCTTTAAAAATAAAAGATAGTTTGCTTAGGAAATATATTGATGCTTTCGGTGTCAAGTATGATGAAATTTTTTTAGGTAACGAATACGAAAATTTCGTACATAAGCAAGATAAAAAGAAATCAATCATTTTGACCTTCAAAAGCAAACAAAGAAATTAGGGAGGGAGAAACACTATGTCTCAAACCATTGAAATCAATACACCGATTCAAATCTTAATACCTTCACATTTAAAAGTTGTGGAAATTGAAGAATATGAATCATTAAAGAAAAAAGATTTGATGGGTCAAACATGGACAATGGATGATCTTAAGGAACGGCTGCAAACTACTGACGAAGATTGGATAAAGGAAAAAATTCTTTATCCAAACAGAGAAATACTAGATGTCAGGAACGGCGGTTTTGTTCGTTACTCAAAAGGCAAAGGGAATCCTTGGAAATTCAATGCTTTAGAAATGGCGAAGTATTTGCAAGAAAACTGGGCAAATATCATGTCAGATTGAAAGGATAATTCAAATGAAATACACACTATCCCAAGAACTATTGATACATAATCTTATCAAAGAAAAAATCAGAAGCTTACACGATCAACTTAATGATCGGAAAGTACAACTAACTGAAACACAACGAGATTTATCGATTCGGGAACTCCGAAGTTTTCAAGAGTTGATTTATCAGAATCGATTGAATCGGCAAATAGATTTGAGGTGAGAGGACAATGAATGAGGAAAATAATTTAAATGTACCAACTCTGGAAGAATACACGAAAATTGTTGTTGAAACAGGTGAAAATAACCCGAAAACAATCGCGGTTATCACGGCAAATGATATTGAACCAAGCGAGGGTTTTCGAGTTCGCATTACTCCTAAATATGATTAATGTTCTGTATCACGTGGAGGTATAGGATCATTTCCAAAACTATCTTTTGACTGAATTTGGCCATTCTTTTTTTGGACAATGAATTCAGATTGCTGATTCTTAGAAATATTTTTACCATACTCAACAGCATCCGATTTTTTATCAAAAATTTTAGTATCTTTGGAATTGCCTTCACCATGTACAGCCCATTTTCCGTCTCTAGGAGATACCCATTGATTTTTACCCACAAATCTCACCCCCTCATCAATTATTTCAGCCGACCACTGACTGATAAGGAAATTATACAACAGAAAGGAAAGATTATATGAATAAAAAATGGTTAGCTACGCTCCATGACAATCCTTTGTATAAAGCACGTCAATTACAAGGGATTGCTTATGCCAGCTTATTGTTAAACGGTATTTTGTTAGCTATTTGTTTCCTATTAATGATTGGAGGGTAACTAGATGTTTAAAGAAAGAGAAATTATTTTCACTACAAATCGAATGTATGTTAAGCCATACACTCAAAAAATTAAGTCGATTATCTGGAATAAGTTTGAATCGACATGTGAAGTAGAGGATCGTTCATTTGATAGCGATGAGACACCTGCGATTGCTTTATATTTTGTTGTTTCAGATGATCAGTTTCAAAAGTTACAAATGGCCATCCCTAAGTTGCTACCGGATTTAGTAAGTAAAGGAGGAATTCAATATGAATAACGACAAGTTAGCCCTAACGTTAGCCGATAAGTTGATGGCAAAAGTCAACAGTTTGCTAGATGCAGAAGTTCGAACAATTACTGCCGATTTACAGGATACTCAAAAGGACATTGAAGCAAAACGCACGATTTCAATAAAGGTTGGAATCAAAGTCACTAGTGATCATCGAGGAATTACCATCGATGCAGAATCAAATCATGGATTACCGAAACGAGAATTGGAACCAGTTGTTTATCCAATTGATGTCAATAATTCTGGACAGATAAATTTGTTCGAAGATGAGTGAAAGCTGCAGGTGATGTAGATGTTATCAAAGGCGATCGATTACTTGGAAAAAATGCCTGCAATTGTCATGCAAGTTCGTATGAGGAAACGTGGAAAGAATTATGTATACAGTATTGAAGCGAAAACTGAGCGAGGCAGAGTAGAGACGTTTCAGCTGCGTGGAAGGACATTGTATCATCATATTTTTCATCTGGGAAAACCAACCGAAGAAAAGGTTCTTTTCCAGTTTTCAGAACAATAAAAAAAGCCGCCAAATTGGCGACTTCTGAGAATGGTATTTCTTATCTCCGACAAGATAAGTATACCATCCTCAGACTATTTTTGCAAAAAACGCTACTATTTCGGCGTTTTATCGTCCTTGTATTAGATACTAACTTAACGGACGTAGAAAATTCTGGGGTGTTTGTCATGAAGAAATCATTTGTTAGAGAACGCAGAGTGGAAGCAGGACCATATAAAGAAATCCGACTTTACAGTAGGACGATCGAGCAGGAACGAAAATGCAGAGAACCCAGAGGTAGGAAAAAAAAAGTCACTGGTTTATCTCAAGCAAGATGGAATCAAGCCCAAAGTAAAAGAAAGGCTGCTTTGTTTCTATATGCAAACTTTGGAGAAAAAGATTACTATGCAACCTTCACTTATTCTGATCAATTTCTACCTGAAAAGCCTGCTGATGCCAAGCGTGATCAAGAAAACACTTTGAAAAAACTAAAAAGACTCTATGAGAAAGAAGGGGTCGAACTCAAGTACATGTGGTTTACCTCGTATCAATACGATGAGGAAGTAGGCTATATCACTCGAATCCATCACCATATCGTTTTAAACAATGGTCCATCAAGGGATGCAATCGAGAGTGTTTGGTCTAAAGGGCGAGGTAAGAAGAAGCAGCCTCTTGGTCGAAGGCAAGTGCAAAACATTCAATACGATTCAGATGGAATGCAAGGCTTGGTCAATTATTTAACTGGTCAAGAGAAATGGGAAAATCGCCAGTGGAAGAAAGGTCAAAAGCGATGGTCCAAGAGTCGAAACCTTAAAGAACCACACGAAACAACGAATGATGATTATTGGTCATTTAGAAAACTAAATAAATTAGGTATGTCCAATGATGATGGAGCAGAGGAAATTCTTAAGAGGTTTCCTCAATACCGAATTTTAGGAGATATATTGAAAATTTACGATGAGGATCGTGGATGGTATTTCAAAATCGAACTGTTCAGAAATGATGATGGATAGAGAAAGAGGTAGAAATGGAAAGTAAACAAACGTATCTCGTCGCCTGCTTTGATAAATCAGATTGTATCGACATGATGCAGGAAGTTTTTTTGATATTAAACATTGATGATCAAAACAAAGGGAAATTTTCTCCATGTATTAAAACATTGGAAATCAAATCAGAAGAAAAGGAAATCCGATTTCTTCAAAATCAGCAAATTTGCGATGCTGCATCAAACAAGTTAAATGATCAGTCAGCATATACAGGAATAGTTAAGAGTGATCGGTATTCACAATTCGTTTGCTTTGAAGATAAAGCAAACTATGAGCGCATTTACCGCAGAACATTAGATACATTTGGACAAAACGACAAAGAAGGATTTATTACTGAACTAATGCAGAAAGTAGGTAGAAATGATGTCTTCAAGAAATTTCCAAAATAGAGTCAACAATGATTTGGGCGATATCTTTGAAAAAATGATTGATCAAGGATGCTGGTACTACAGAACAAAAGAAATAGCTTTAATTGAAAAAACGCCTGAACCGTTTCGTGTGAAGCAGATACTCGGCGATGGCAGAATGATCGTTTATCCAATCGGGAAAGCTCAACCAGATTACAAAGGAACTCTATGGGATGGGCGTGCCATTGTTTTTGAAGCAAAGATGACCACAACGGATCGATTAAAAAAATCAGTGATCACACAAAATCAGGCGGCCTTGTTGGATCTCCATCAAAAATTAGGAGCGATGGCAGGTGTTTGTTGCATGATCAAAAAGACCGTTGGGTTTATCCCATGGAGTGATTGGCAGAATATGAAAGCAAAATATGACCGTCAGTACATTCTTGAAGAAGAGTTGGAAGAATATCAGGTTGCTACGCCTGGCTACATTGATTTTCTAAATAAGACAAATTGGTGATCCTGTGGATGAAAGAATAACCAGTTTCAAAGTAGCACGTGTCGAGTTCACCATGTTTTGCGAGATACGAGGATGGACGGTTGAGTATTTTTCTAACAATCCCAAGAATTACCGTCAATACTATGCAAGATGTTACGTTCCGGAAAAGGCGGGTACCTATCATTTTATTATTACACTTGCAGGGAAGTACTATCGCCTTCTCGGAAATAAGAAGTGGGAGCCTTATGAATATGTGTATAAGCCAGCAGATGCAGGAGGTGATCAACATGAAACAGAATCAACAGGCGATGAAGCAGAAAGAACATGAGAAAAAGAAACGCCACAGAGAACGGGCTTTAAAACTACAACGATTGCTTTACCTTTCTAACCTTGATGATCGAGAGATTGATCCATTAATTGAGGACGAGCGAGAAGCATTGCGTGTTGAACTTTGGAGAGGGGAGCAATCCCATTTGCGAATTGTTGAAGTTCTATACAAAGGCGAAGTGATTTTCACAGGTACTCGAAAAGACGTATGTCGGAAGTGCAAAAAAGCAAATCGAACGATGAGCGATTTATTACGTTATGGTCATGAAGATAAACAAGGAAGGACTTACCGTTATAAGGATTGGAGTGGAACCATTGACGATGGGGTTGATTACGATTAATCAAAATAATTGGAGGGAAATTCATGAATGAGTTAGTTGAATTAGTAGAACAATGGTCAAAAGAAAAAGGATTGGATAAAGATTCTAGCAAACAAATGTTGAAAGTTGTCGAAGAAACTGGTGAAGTTGCAGCTGCATTAGCAAGAAACGATCAAGATGCATTACGTGATGGTATTGGCGATGTAGTAGTAACCCTGATCATCTTGGCAATGCAAAATGATATGGATTTATACGAGTGCTTGAATTTTGCTTATGACGAAATCAAAGGACGGACTGGAAAGATGGTCAATGGTGTTTTCGTTAAGTCCAGTGACCTGTAATAATTCCAGAATCGGAAGATATTACCAACTAGGAGGACAGAGAATGATTGATGCAAACCAAATGCAAAAACAAAAAAGATGAAATGTTCAGGCTTGAAGTTCAAGTAATCCCATTTCTTAATCAGTTTGAAGTTTTGGAATGTTCAGCCAGCAGAGAAGAATTAGAGTGTGTTCTAATTCCTGAAACAGCAGAAAACATTCAGAAGCTAAATGAATTTCTTTGCTTTATGAATTATTGGGCTATAGTACCAGAACACTATGCTCCAGCAATTTGTGAATTCTTAGAATATTGTCATGCTGAAGGGGCTGGAACATTAGATTTAGCTTATCTGGTATACAACTATCTAAACATCAACACAGATTGGCTATGGTTCGGTACTGCTGAAAGAAAATGGGTAGTCCGTTAATGACAGATACTACTAACTTTAGGAAAAGAAAAATGAAACGGGTATTGTTAATTACGTGTTCTCAAAAAAAAAAGGTGCAAATGCACCCGTCAAAGTCATTGATAGATTTCCCCAGTTGAATCAGCATCATACACTTCTCCATCTGGAGCAACACGATAGAATCCTAATGTGCCAGTACCTCCGTTTGCAATGGCGGCTTCACTTTGTGCTTTAAATAGATAGTCACTGCCTATCATTTCCCAAAATGTTAGTCTCGTGTCCGCATCGGAAAATCCGTATTTCTGCTTAATAGCTTCTTTTGCATCCTCTTCATTTGAGATCAGGGATACTTGGCTTGATGAAGACGTTGTATGATTTGAGTTGCTTGTTGAAGAACTCGTATCTGTTGTAGAAGGTCTAGTAATTGAAGAACTTGAAACTGTTGTCGAAGGCTTAATAATTGTGGAGCTCACGGAGCTACCAGAAGAATCTTTATAACTTTCATGCGTTGAAGAATTTTTTGTATCGTTATTACTTGCCGAGCATCCGGAAAGAAATCCAATAGCAATAAGGGATAGGAAAATTTTTTTCATAATATGTCTCCTTTGAGTTTATAAATGAATTATAGCACAGAATAATTATTGAATATGTATTTTTATAGGATAATCCGATTTTTTTGAATAGTCAGTTATCCACCAAAATAAACAACTTAAGGAGTGAAGCCAGTGCTACAAATTTTAGAGCTTTTCGGCGGCATTGGCAGCCCTCGAATTGCATTAAGAAATTTAGGAATACCGACAAAGTCAATTGATTATGTGGAGATAGATCAAAAGGCCGTTGATAGTTACCACGCTATCTTTGCAAACGAGTTACCGTTTAAGACTCAATCAGTTGTTAATTGGAATCTCAAACCAGATATTTTGATCCACGGATCGCCTTGCCAGGATATATCTATAGCAGGACATCAAAAAGGTGCTGATGAAGGATCAGAAACTAGGTCTAGCTTGATGTGGGAAACCATTAAAATCATACGTGATATGGGAAGGTGGAAGCCAAAAATTGTGATTTGGGAAAACGTCAAAGGCGTGCTGCATAAGCATATGAGAAAGAATTTTAATCGCTATCTTGATGAAATGGAGAAACTTGGATACTCAAATAGTTTTGAATTATTGGACGCAAGAGATTTTGGTCTACCACAAGCAAGGCAGCGTGTATTCACGATATCGATTCTTAATCAAGGGCCTTTCAACTTTCGAATTCTGAAACGCAAGCAAATGCAGGACATCAAAAAGTTCTTGCTTAATAACGATCAGGTCGATCCAATCTACAACGTAACGCAGCCTAGTGTCTTGTCTGTAATCGGAAAGACAGGTATCAAACGAGCAACGGTGATTCAAGAATACGCCTACACAATTACAACTCGACAGGATCGTACACCAGCACAAGTCATTGACTGTGGCAACGATCGATATAGATATCTAACTGAATTGGAATGTTGGAGATTGCAAGGATATTCAGATGATGATTACTTTGCAGCGGCTTCAACAGTTGAAAGAAACGGAAGATTTAGGATGCCAATGTATAAGCAATCTGGCAATAGTATACCAGTTGGGATCTTCGAGAGTCTTTTCGAAGTATTGATTTAAAGAAGGAGTGGTCCAATGGCAATTTACGTAGTATATGAGCAAGATCAATTCGTTTTTGAAGGAACACCGCAAGAAGTGGCAAAACGGCTAGGTATCAAGATTGATACTGTTTTGTGGTATAGCACGCCGACTGGTATTGCGAGAATGAGCAAACTTAAGAAGAGACGGCGTGAAATTGTGAAGTTGGAGGATTAGTCAGTTATCCTCCAAAATAAACAAAAAGAAGACAAAATTAATTGTCCTCTGAATTAGAATCAATAAATTGATTAATTTCTCTTTTTGCATTTTCAAACTCATAATTTTGGAATATGTGGTCGTCAATCAAAAGTAAATTGTCAACTGAATGGGTTGCTATGTGCATCTTGCACGACGTAGCAAAAACATTACAAGAAACATTCGGGGTAAAGAAAGGAAGGATCTCAAAGTCATTTTGCAGTCCTTTCTGAAATTCTTCGAGATAAACTTCGAATCCATCTATGTTGGATGGGGATAAGGTTAATGTTATTTGCTTTTTCAAGATAATTATCTCCTTTTATTAATAATTATACCACAAATTGCCTTAATACCTTTTCCCAGCTTATGGATATTAAATTGTTAAATTTAATGAAATCAACCGTGTGAAGGACATAAGTCTTTGAAAATAGTGGATTAGTCAGCTATCCGACGAAATAAAAAAACTAGTTCGAAAACTAGTTTAAGTTTCATAAGGATTATTTACAACGTTATTGATCATCTACAACTTTTTTCAAAGCGTTCATAATAATTGTTTCATCTGATGGATTATTCATTACTAATTCAGTTGCTTTGGCATTAGCAGCAGCAAAAGGAGTTTGTAAAGATTGTTTTACTTTTGGGTCAGTGACAGAGTCTATATAATCTTTCTCTTTTTGCCAAGCATCTTTAATTTGTTGATAGTATTCATCTTCTATATTTGTCATAGGGACTGAAGTTTCTTGGTTGCTAGAGTTTTCAATAAAACTACTTGCTGGGGTGTTATCTTGTGATTCCGATGTAGATTGATATTTATCGAGAGAATCTTCAGTAGTATTTTCGTGTGATTCTGTTGCAGAAGAAACCATTGTTGTCGAAGATGTTTGTAAAGTATCAGACGAATCGGAAGCAGTGCTGACGGACGTTTTGTTAGAACATCCAGATAGTACCAGAACACAGCCTAAAATAAAAAATGACTTTTTCATAAGTTTATTCTCCTCATATAAAAGCTTTTATGTTGAATTAAGGATAGCATAATGAAATAACTTGGTAAATAATTAGCGCTAGAAACGGTAAATGAAGTGAATTGTCATTTCATTAAACACAGTAAAGAATAGTCAGCGATAGCAAACGGGAGGGATAAGATGAATACGCAAGATCCAATACCGAAAAAAGGAACTTTAAACGACTCTCAACATTGGCATCTAGGTTTATTAGTAACACTCTATCATAATCATAAAGTGGATCAAGGCTATCCTTATTATCTAGCTTTACAAGATTATTTTGCACGGGATGACGGCCCTGAGATTGAAGACGAAGAGTTTGCTCAAGTAATAAAAGTATTTAGCAACTATGTGTTGAGTGAATTGGAGCAAGCCAATGAAAGTTAATCAGTATACAGTAATAGCTATTGTATCAATACTGCTAACAATCACAGGCTTGAGTTGGCTATCCTATACAATTGTGGATCAACAGAAGCAGATTGAGCAGTTACAAGAACAACTGCAGCATGAGCAAATGAAGTACAAGATTATTATCAATGATCCACTGGTACGAGATGCGATGGAAAGTGGAGGTTGATTATGACAGTTGCAGTTTTAGGTTTCACAAGATTCGTAATGATAATGGTCGTTGCAGTAATTGTTGGAAAAAAGATGGACGAGAGGGAAGGTAAATAAAAAAAGCCACTTCCTTTTTGGAAAGTGACTAACGCAAGATTATTTTACCATAAAAGGAGTGGCGTTTGTGAGATTTCAGTGGCTTAAAAATTATCAAGATTTAGAAGAGCAGATTCTCTTCATGAAATGGAATCTTAACAAGAGTAGGTTGGAATTGGAACGATGGGTCAGTGGTGATTTAGCAAACGTCCGTCTTGAAAAAAACTCAAGGTCAGCTTCTTTAGAAGAGAATTTTCAAATAATTGAAGAAGAGATTGAATTACTAGAAGATCAACTAAATGAAATGGTTCTACTGATAAAGTCGTTTAAGGGATTAGACAATCAAATAATGTATTTGAAATATGTTGAAGGGATGACTTTAGAAAAAATTGCCGAAGATCTTAACTACAGTACATCGTATATTCAAAAGAAACATACTGAATTAAGAAAAGCAATTGATTTTGTCGATGAGTATATTTTAAACAAAAATAAGTTGAAGATGAAGATATCATTGCAAGATCATCGAGAAAAGTTGCACAAAAGTTGCACTACTAATTCTAGTTTTAAACTTGATTAATATGGAATATATTAATAGCGTAGAAGAAACGAGAGACGGTCTATGGCTACTCACATAATCATAAACCGAATGGAGGAAAGCTCCTTATCGCAAAACTTCTTTGAATAAATAGAAAGACAGCCCATTGTTTTGAAACGAGGTGAATCACTTTAAATCAAATTTCGCTAGTGCTGTCTTTTTGTTATGAGTATTAAATGTACTCCACCACTAAGAAAGGACCCCTTTATAATGGCTTTAAGAGCGGACAGACAAGGACCCCACCGGGTAGCCTTTGAGAAGAACAAAAAGGTATTGCTTAAAACTCACAACACTTGCGGCATTTGCGGTAAGCCTATTGACAAAACACTAAAAGCACCACATCCTATGAGTCCAGTAGTGGATCACATTGTACCAATCAATAAAGGTGGTCATCCATCAAGCATCGAAAACTTGCAGCTGGCTCACTGGACCTGCAACAGACAGAAGTCTGACAAACTTTACTCGGTTAAAGATGAAGCGCCTAAAGTTGTAGGTAACAGAAACCTTCCACAAAGCACTGAATGGGCGTCTTATGGCGGTTAAAAAATTTAGATACAATCATACCAAAAAGAAATTAAAAACTGATACAAGCGAAAAGAGAAGGGGGGATAGGTACCCCTCCACCTTGGCGGCCGAGCTTCACGCCGTCACTGTACATTTTTTCTCACGCGACTTTTTGAAAGGAGTGAAATAATGGAAATTTATGGCATTGAGTACCTAAGAAATAAGCTAGCTACTCATAAAATTCGTGTTGATTTAAGGTATAGACAATACGATATGAAGAAGAATGAATCAAGCTTCGGAATCACAATTCCACCTGAAATAAGAAAAAGATATCGATCAGTTTTAGGATGGTGTGCCAAAGGGGTGGATTCTTTGGCTGATCGTTTAGTTTTTCGTGAATTTGAACATGATGACTTTGAGGTAAACGAAATTTTTGAAGCAAATAATCCGGATGTATTTTTTGATAGCTTGGTTTTGTCATCTTTGATTGCTTCTTGTTCTTTCGTTTATATTTCAAGGGGTGAAGGAGAAATACCTAGATTACAAATAATTGAAGCAAGCAATGCAACGGGGATTATTGATCCAATTACAGGACTTCTAACGGAAGGGTATGCAGTTCTCGAAAGAGATAAAGATGGAAATCCATCTATTGAAGCATATTTTCTGCCTGGTATAACTCATTACTATTATGCTGATGAAAATATACCGGATGAACCTATCGAACATAGTTTTGATTATCCATTATTAGTGCCGGTAATTCATCGGCCAGATGCAGTTCGGCCATTTGGTCGTTCTCGTATTACACGATCAGGTATGTATTACCAGTCATACGCAAAACGTACACTAGAACGTGCAGATATCACCGCAGAATTTTACTCATTTCCGCAAAAATATGTTTTAGGAACAGATCAAGATTCAGAACCATTGGATACTTGGAAGGCAACCATTTCAGCGATGCTCGAATTTACAGTTGGAGAAGGTGGTAATGCTCCAACAGTGGGACAGTTCACGACTTCTAGTATGACTCCATTTACAGAACAATTAAAAACTGCAGCTGCTGGATTCGCTGGTGAAACAGGACTTACATTGGATGACTTGGGATTTGTTTCCGATAATCCCTCATCGGTTGAAGCGATTCGGGCAAGTCATGAAAATTTAAGGCTAGCTGGACGTAAAGCACAACGATCGTTAGGATCTGGAATATTGAACGTAGCATTTATTGCTGCTTGTTTACGTGATGACTACCCGTATTTTAGATATCAGTTTGCAAAAACAATTCCTAAGTGGGAACCATTATTTGAAGCTGATGCCAATTCATTAACATTAATTGGAGATGGTGCGATTAAATTGAATCAAGCGATTCCAGGATATATCAATAGTGAAATAATCAGAGATTTAACTGGAATAAAAGGTGGCGATAGTAATGGATAACGACATTGTTCCCGCATTACTTGAAAAAATTAAAAATGAATTTAGTGAGCAGACAATCAATAGTCAGAAGTTGAAGTCTGCTTTTTCTTTGCTCAAAAATCGTAAGGCCACATACAAAAATGTAAATGAGTTTGCTATTGAAATTGGAGAAATATTAGCAAATGTATTAGGCAGCAATATCAACATTGACATTCTTCCTGACGGGAAAATGTATTTTAATATTGCTGATCGGTTGCTTAATGAAACGCTGAAAAACAATTACGATTTGATTTCAAATTTTTCTGTTGATGTTCAAGAGCAGTTAAACAAAGAAGCTGCAATTAAAATTAAAGGACAGAAACCTGACTTCAACCAAGACAGGGTGAATGGCCTTGTAAACAAGATATCAGCAGCAGAAGATTTCGATACTGTTAAGTGGGTATTAGGAGAACCGATCGTAAATTTTAGTCAAAGTGTTGTTGATGATGTTATTAAAGCAAATGTAGACTTTCATGCGAAATCTGGGTTAAGGCCAAGAGTCAACAGAACCTTAGTCGGACATGCTTGTGATTGGTGTAAAAGTTTAGCTGGCTCATTTGATTATTATGATTTACCAGATGATATTTATCGAAGGCATGAAAGGTGTAAATGTATAGTTGAATATAAAACGGGTGATGGTCGAAAACAAAATGTATGGTTAAAAGCTTGGACTGATCCACAAAAGGAACAGAAAATTCAAGCTAGAAAAAATATAAATTTGAGAAAGGATGCGTGATCCAATATCTCCCAGCGACAGGGTTATCATGCATGATCGAGATTGAAAGGGGATAGTTTATGACTACTAAAGTGAAATTTGGTAATCAACATCCTACTCAATCGGTAATTATTCCATATGATAGATCTGTATCTCAAAGAGCGATTGAAAGATATCAAAGAACTGGTCGCAATTGTTATGATTGGCAAATTAGTATGCTTGAACCTATCTTGGCTATTGATGAAGATAATTTATGGGTTCATCAAAAGTTTGGTTTCTCAATTCCACGAAGAAACGGTAAAACCGAGGTTATTTACATTATTGAGTTAGATGCTTTAGAAGAAGGATTAAGTATTTTGCATACGGCTCACAGAATCAGTACGTCTCACGCTTCATATGAACAAGTAAAAAAATTACTTGAAGACACGGGATATATTGAGGGCGAGGACTTCAATTCAATCAAAGCTAAAGGTCAAGAACGATTGGAGCTATACTCAACTGGCGGCGTGATTCAATTCCGAACAAGAACATCTAGTGGTGGGCTTGGGGAAGGATTTGACTTGCTTGTGATCGATGAAGCTCAAGAATACACTACTGAGCAAGAATCAGCTTTGAAGTATACCGTGACAGACAGTCAAAACCCTATGACGATTATGTGTGGTACGCCACCAACTCCTGTATCTAGTGGTACCGTTTTTACAGGTTATCGAGATACTACGCTATTCGGTAAATCGAAGTATTCTGGATGGGCCGAATGGTCAGTTGAGGATATGAAAGATATCCATGATGTCGAGGCTTGGTATAATTCCAATCCTTCATTGGGATATCATTTGACGGAACGAAAGATTGAAGCGGAACTTGGTGATGACAAACTCGATCACAACGTACAGCGTTTAGGATACTGGCCTAAGTACAATCAAAAATCTGCTATTTCTGCTAAGGATTGGACAAGGTTGAAAGTAGTAGCTCTGCCTGTACTGAAAGGACCGTTGTATGTTGGTATCAAGTATGGGAATGATGGACAGAATGTTGCAATGAGTATTGCAGTTAAAACTTTATCCGGAAAAGTATTCGTTGAAGCAATTGATTGTGTGTCTGTAAGAAATGGCAATCAATGGATCATTAATTTCTTGAAAAAAGCTAACGTAAATGCAGTGGTCATTGACGGTGCTGGAGGTCAAAATATCCTAACTAAAGAAATGGAAGAGTTTAAAATTAAAGCGCCAATCCTTCCAAAAGTATCAGAAATCATTACTGCCAATTCATTATGGGAACAAGGGATATTTCAACAAACAATTTGCCACAAAGATCAGCCATCTCTAAGTTCAGTAGTTACGAACAGTGAGAAGCGCAATATCGGTAGCAACGGTGGATTTGGTTATAAATCGCAATTTGAAGATAGAGATATCTGTTTAATGGACAGTGCACTATTAGCACATTGGGCTTGTAGTATTAAAAAGCCCAAGAAAAAACAACAAAAAAGGTATTAGACGACTATTTAGCGGTAGTCGTTTTTTAATACACAAAATTACCGAACTGTCGGGCAAGCAGGAGAAAGGAAGTTTGTATTATGACATTCAAAGCAATTGAAACACAAGAGGAACTGGACCGTATTATCCAGGAGAGATTGAGTCATGAAAAAGGGGAGTTCGCTGATTACGATGAGATCAAAACGCGTAATGCTGCATTAGAAGCAGAACTAGATGATTTGAAATCAACAATCGAAGATTCAAGCAATGCCGCTAAGACTCATGAGCAAACAATAGCTGATCTAAATAAACAAATCGCTGAGAAAGAAACAGTGAATTTGCGCACTAGAATTGCGTTGCAAAACGGATTGCCAATTGATTTAGCAGATCGCTTGGTTGGAGATGATGAAGAAAGTATCAAAGCTGATGCAGAACGGTTAGCGAGTTTTGTAAGTAAGAAACAAACGCCGCCACCTTTGAAAAATACTGAAAATAATTTAGGTGAAGGAAAAGATGGCGCTTATAAAAATCTAATTGAAAATCTTAATTTAGAAGGAGAGTAATATTATGTCAACATTATCAAAAGGAAGTTTATTTGATCCAGAATTAGTTACAGACCTTATTAACAAAGTGAAAGGAAAAAGTTCTTTAGTAGCTTTATCTCAACAAAAGCCGATTCCATTTAACGGTCAAAAAGAATTCACTTTCACTATGGATTCCGAAATCGATATCGTTGCTGAAAACGGTAAAAAAACACATGGAGGAGTTTCTATTGCGCCGTTGACTATCGTGCCAATCAAGGTCGAATATGGCGCTCGTATTTCTGATGAATTCTTGTATGCTTCAGATGAAGAAAAAATTGATATTGTAAAAGCATTCAATGAAGGTTACGCTCGCAAACTTGCTCGTGGTTTAGATTTAATGGCATTCCATGGAATCAATCCACGTACTGGTACAGCGTCAGCAATTATCGGAACGAATCACTTTGACGGGAAAGTAACGCAAACAGTTGACTTTAATGAAGCAGATCCAGATGTAAACATTGAAACGGCTGCTTCAATGGTACAAGGTGCGGAAGGTGTAATTTCGGGTATGGCGATGGATCCGCAGTTTTCAGCTGCCTTAGCATCTTACAAAGTAAATGGTGTCAAACAATTTCCAGAGTTAGCATGGGGAGCGAATCCGGGAGCTGTTCGTGGAATCCCAACTGATATCAATCGCACAGTATCTAACGGCGGGAATGACTTGGTTATAATTGGTGACTTTGCTTCCATGTTCAAATGGGGATATGCGAAAGAAATCCCATTGGAAGTTATCAAGTATGGTGATCCTGATAATAGCGGACAAGATTTGAAAGGTTACAATCAAGTTTATTTACGTTCAGAAACATACCTGGGTTGGGGAATTATGGATGGCAATAGCTTTGCTCGTGTGATTAAACCAGCAGGAGGCGGACAATAATGCAATATAAAAATACAAAAACAGGGGTTACTTTTAGTAGCCCTTGCGTTGTTTCTGGCGGTGATTGGGTCTTGTTGAAAGATGAGCCAAAAACTGATGAAGAACCAAAAGCACTGAATGAAGTAGAAATTGAAAATACTGACGATGAAGCTGAAACACCAGTTGCTGTTCCAGAACAACAAGCTGATGAAAAAGATGAACAAGTGGCTGGATTAGAAGGCATTACTAAAAAGCAAATCATGCAGGAATTAGATGCATTTGGCATCAAGTATAACCCTAGCTCTAAAAAGCAAGAATTGTACGATTTGATGATGCAAGGGAAGTGATTTCATGGCAGCCTTTGCAACTATTGATGATTTGTCAAACCTATGGCGTGCCCTTAAGCCAGAAGAAATCACGCGAGCTACTGAATTGCTTAATATTGTTTCTGATTCTTTGCGAATGGAAGCCGATAAGGTGGGAAAAGATTTAGATAACATGATAAGCATGAAGCCTGATTACTTTTTGAATGTTGTCAAATCGGTAACTGTTGATGTTGTAGCTAGAACACTAATGACATCAACTAATCAGGAGCCAATGACCCAGTATGCAGAAGGAGCATTGGGTTATTCCGTTTCTGGATCGTACCTTGTGCCAGGTGGCGGATTATTTATTAAAAACAGCGAATTGAGCCGTCTTGGTTTAAGACGGCAACGGATGGGAGTGATTGAATCTTATGGCACTTTTGAAAGGAATAACAATTCAATTGGTGGGTTTGACCAAAACGGGAACTGATCCATTCGGGAATCCAATCTACGAAGAAGCAGATATTGATGTTGAAAATGTCTTAGTCACTCCTACTTCCACTGATGATATTGTCAACCAACTTACTTTAACTGGAAAAAAAGCTGTATATACGTTAGCAATCCCGAAAGGAGATACTAATGATTGGGAAGACAAAGAAGTAAAATTCTTTGGTAAACGATGGCGCACCTTTGGCTTTCCTACAGAGGGTATCGAAGACTTAATCCCACTTGATTGGAATAAGAAAGTGATGGTGGAACGTTATGGCTAAGATGAAATTCAAGTTGAACCGGAGTGGAGTAGCAGCTCTAATGAAGTCCAATCAGATGCAAGGTGTATTAGAAGAGAAAGCAACTGGTGTGAGAAATAGAGCTGGCGAAGGTTACAAACAAGATATTTATGAAGGTAAAACGAGAGCAAATGCGATGGTATATGCGGATACATACCAAGCAAAAAAAGACAATATGAAAAATAATACCCTCTTAAAGGCGGTGCGATAAATGATTGAAATTGTGATCAAGAATTTTCTCGATAGTCATTTATCTGTAACTTCCTTTTTAGAAAAACAAGGGAAAATGCCAGAAAGCTATGTTCTTTTCGAAAAGACTGGTAGCGGTGAAAACAATCTTATTTCGTCTTCAACATATGCTTTTCAAAGCTATGCACCTACTTTGTATAAAGCTGCATTGCTAAATGCTGAGTTGAAAGAAGTTTTAAAAGATCTGATCAAACTGTATGAGATCAGTAAGATTAAGTTGAATAGTGATTATAACTACACGAACACAACAACAAAAGAGTACAGATATCAAGCAGTATTTGATATCACTCATTATTAGGAGGTTAACAAAATGTCAGATGCAAAAAATGTATCAACAGCTAAGCCCAAGGTAGGTGGAGCTATTTATTCGGCACCATTGGGAACTACATTGCCCCAAAATGCAACAACTGAGTTAAACGCTGCATTCAAAAGCTTAGGGTATATTTCAGAAGATGGTATGACGAACTCAAACACACCGTCTTCTGAGAATATTAAAGCATGGGGTGGGGATACTGTTGCAAGTCCTCAAACAGAGAAAGAAGATACCTTTACTTACACTTTGATTGAAGCGTTAAATCCAGAAGTCTTGAAAGAAGTCTATGGATCGACAAACGTAACGGGCACAATTGATACTGGTATTGAAATTAAAGCAAACGCAAAAGAACTTGAAGAACACGTCTTAGTTGCAGACATGATTCTAAAAGGCGGGATTCTTAAAAGAATTGTTATCCCAAACGGAAAAGTAACGGAAATCGGAGAAATTAGTTACACTGATGCTGATGCAGTAGGTTATGAAACAACTATTACTGCTATTCCGTCTGATGATGAAGGAAATACTCACTTCGAATACATTCAGAAACCAGCAGCTAGCACAGGAGGTTCAGGACAATGATTAAAGGAGAAACAAATTCAGGATTCAAGTATTCTATCGAAGAAAAACGATTAGATAATTATGAACTCTTAGAAGTTATTGGTGAAATAGATGAAAATCCTGTGGTTGCGCCGAAAGCTTTAAATCTTCTTTTAGGAAAAGAACAGGCAGCAGCTTTGAAAGAACACGTTCGAGATGAAGATGGAATTGTTCCTGCTGCTAAAATGGTTGAAGAACTTGGAAATATTTTTCAAAATCAAGATCAAACAAAAAACTCCTAATCCTCGCCGGAATGATCAATATCGATGAGAGTTCATTGATATGCGATCTAGCCGAAACCTATAAAATATATGACTACAAACAGCTGCCAGCTTCTAAGGTAGCTGTTTTTTCATGTGGACTTAGAGATGAATCTAGAATAAAGCAAAAGCTTAGTGGGCAAAAAATTCCGCTGAATACTCTTTTATTAGCGGGAATAAACGATAACTTAAGGCTTTTGGTTTGGGCAAAAACAAAAGATGGCCAAAAAGGAAAAAACCAGCCTGAATCGATTCTTTCTAAATTAGTCGGAAATAACATGAACGAAAGAGAGGAAGTTGTATTTGATTCTGGTGAGGATTTTACTCGTATGAGAAAACAACTGATTGGAGATTCAACGAATGGGGGTGATGAATAATGGCAACAGAATTAGGACAAGCTTTTGTACAAATCATGCCCTCTGCCAAGGGAATTAGTGGATCCATAACAAAACAATTGTCTGGTGAAGCTGATGCAGCAGGAACAAGTGCTGGAAATTTAATTGGCGGTAAGCTAGTTACGGCGATTGGTGGAATTATTGCAGCGGCTAAAATTGGTGAACTTATAACTAAAGGCATTTCTGCTTCTTTGTCAGAGGGTGCCGCATTGCAACAGTCATTAGGAGGGATTGAGACTCTTTTCAAGGGCAGTGCTGATAAGGTAAAGCAGTACGCCAATGAAGCATATAAAACGGCTGGATTATCGGCGAACGATTATATGGAGAATGTTACTAGTTTCAGTGCAAGTTTGTTGCAATCTATGGGCGGAGATACTGAAAAGGCTGCCGATAAAGCGAACATGGCAATGGTTGATATGTCCGACAATGCTAATAAAATGGGCACAAATATGGGTGATATTCAAAATGCCTATCAGGGATTTGCGAAACAAAACTATACTATGCTTGACAACTTAAAACTTGGTTACGGCGGAACTAAAACAGAAATGGAAAGACTTTTAGCAGATGCTACAAAATTAACCGGTGTTAAATATGATATTAACAATTTGAGTGATGTGTACACTGCGATTCATGCTGTTCAAGAAGAATTAGGAATTACTGGAACTACAGCTAAAGAAGCTGCAGAAACATTCAGCGGGTCTTTCACTTCAATGAAATCAGCGTTTTCTAATGTGCTTGGAAATCTTTCATTGGGACGTGATATAGTTCCTTCTCTTCAAGCATTAGCACAAACCACTTCAACGTTTTTATTCGACAACTTCATTCCAATGGTCGGTAATATATTGAAAGGTCTGCCGGTAGTGTTTTCTACACTATTTCAAGAAGCTGGTCCAAGGTTTCTCGAAGGTGGAGAAGCATTGTTGTCACAGTTAGGAATTGGGATCGATGGAGGTTTATCAACGTTGTTAGGAAACGTTCGAAGCGCAATCGATCCAATAATTCAAGCATTTAAAACAGCCTTTGGTCAACTTCCACAGCTATTTCAAACAGTGGTATCTACACTTACGCCAATAATTAACACAATTGCTACTGCCTTTACTAAGCTTGATTTTAGTGGGCTTCAAGCAGTAATCTCTGCAATCATTCCTGCTATAACGAATGCTTTCAGCACGATGATGACAATTGTTAGTCCTGCTATTGATATGGTCGTCAATTCTTTTGTAAAAATGTGGAATGCAGCTCAGCCTATCGTCACTGTGTTGGCTAGTGCGCTGATGCCTGTTTTACAAGTTGTAGGTGCATTTTTAGGAGGAGTTTTCAAAGGAATTCTAATGGGTGTTTCTGCGACATTCGACATGATCACAAGTGCAATCGGATTTTTAACGCCAGTTATTACGTGGCTAGTTGAAGCGTTCAAAGCCTGTGTACCTGCATTAACAACTGTTGCTGAGTGGGTTGGAACTGTTATTGGGTACTTTACAAATTTAGGCAGTGCAGGAGGATCGTTAAGTGGCATACTAAGCAGCGCTTGGAGCAATATTAAAACTGCGGTATCAACAGCTGGAAGTTTAATATCAGGTGCAATTAGTGGCATTCGTGTCGTATTTAGTAGCTTAGGAAGCGCTGGTAGTGCTTTAAGTGGTGTTATGTCTAGTATATGGGGAGCAATTCGATCAGTCATTTCAGCTGCAGGAAGTATTATCAAAACTGTGATATCAACTGTTAGTAGCGGATTTAGTGCAATGGGAAGTATTTTTTCAAGTGTTGGATCTCAAGTAACAGGTATTATCAATAATGTAAAAAATGTTATTAGTGGTCTTGCTAATATTGATATCAGTGGTGCTGGTGCAGCTATAATGAATGGATTTTTAGGAGGATTGCAATCAGCTTGGGAAGGTGTAAAAAATTTTGTTGGAGGAATCGCAGATTGGATCAAAGAACACAAAGGACCGATTTCTTATGACCGAAAATTATTAGTACCAGCTGGTAAAGCAATAATGGGAGGGTTTAACGAGACTTTAAAAGATAAGTTTAAAGATGTACAGGCAACAGTAAAAGGTATGGCTGCAGGTATTTCTAGTAGTTTTATTGATGATGAAATAGATGCATTTTCTAATAAAACACTTCAAATGGATGTATCTAAAACTATATCTGATGGAAACTATACCGCTAAAAGAGTTATTGCTGATGGCGCACTCGCTCAAAAGAAAAATGAACCTATGTATATCACTATAGAGGGTACAGTGTTATTAGATGGTCAAAAGACTGGAACTATCTTAGCACCAATGGTAAAAATTGAAAATGATCGTATAGAAGTTATGGAAAACAAAGTTTATAGAAATAGGGGGGTAAGTTATGAAAATACCGGTGTTCTTTGGTGAGGTTGACTTATCTTCTTTTATAGACGAGATTACCTCATTAGACAGAGGGATTGGACCTTCAACCACAATTGAATCAAAATCTTTTGGTGAGGCTGGTAACGCTTTTGTTTCCAGTACAAATGAGGAAGCCTTAATCAAGATGTCCTTTTTTATAAAAAGTAATGTGATAGAGAAGAGAAGAGGATTAGCGGGTCTTTTGAATACTAAAGTACCTCGGAAATTAGTATTTGGTGATGAACCGAATCTCTTTTATTATGCTATACCTCAAGGTGATAAAAGTTTTGATGATAAAAAAACTTATGGAACAGGAACTATAACTTTCCAAATTACTGATGGAGTTGCTCATAATAATTCACTGGATAGTGTAGTCGCGAAAGTTGATTCCAATGGAATTCTTGCGATGGATATTGATTATAAAGGAACAGATAAAACCCCGCTAACACTTACGATCCATAATAATGCCGAAACTGGATTTTTAGGTGCTATTGGCATGCATGGTGATGAAAATACCTTTCTAACACAACTTGGTTATGTTGATGAAGCAGATGGCGAGATCCGAGAAAAAGCGCAGATCATTATCGGAAAGGATGGCGGCGTATTTAGCAATTGGACGGATGCGACAACATTTTATGAGAACCAAGAGAAGGCGATTGTTGCCAAGATGCCGGTAACGACTGCGTATGGTGGATGGATGGGTGGTATCCCAGCGGATGCCAAGAAATCAGGTACAAAAAAATGGTATGGAACAGCCAAGGAACTGATTCTTCCAAATCCAATTGAAAGTGCGTACTTGTGGGGAAGGGCATGGTTTGAAACAGGAAAAATGGGGCAAACTGGTCAATGGACATTAGCCTATGTTGACGAGAATAATCTATTTGTGGCAGGGATGGCAATTTCCAAAGGAGACAAGAACGGAAATAGTGCTACTGTGTATTTTCTGATTAATGAAGGAGCCGGCACAAAGATTTATAAAAGTATCCCACTGACTCCATCTTATTGGTTGCCTCCAAACCCGTATGGATCGCAAGCAAGAAATGACAATCGAAATATGTTTGATCTGAGAAAAGAAGGCGAGAAAATCACGTTTTTCTGGAATGGCGGCTATCATTCTGTCAATGTTCCCTTCTTAAAAGGAAAAAAAGTGAAACGAGTCCAGTTCTATACTGGTCAATATGCAGATCGTACACCGCAACAAGCTGTTCCTAATATGGGACTTAGGGATGTGTTGGTTGCAGATTTGAAATCACAGTATTGGCAAGATCTTCCCAATCGCTTTTCAGCTGGATCAGATGTGATTATCACCAAAGAAAATGGCATGAACATGATCTATCGGGACGGAATCCAAACACTTGAAGATTTTATCACGGGAAGTAATTTTCCATATCTTGTACCTGGCAAAAATCATATTGAATTCCCTTATTCTCCATTTACTACCGTTCCGCCTAAAATAACTGGGACGTATGAAAAGAGGTTTGTTTAGAATGGAACGACCATTAATCGCAATCTTAGATAATAAAGACCAATTACTCTGTGTGACTGATGAATATGAAGGTGGGAATTTACATACCTATTTGTTAGGTACTGCTGCATTCTTTCGATGTTCCATCTTACAAAAATCTGCTATGTCACCTTATTTTAAAGTTGGAAACAAGATCTGCTTTATTTATAAAAACACTGCCTATCATTTTGATATTACGGATATGGTTAAAAATGAGAAGTATGTTACCGTACAAGCTGACAGCCTGACTTTGGAATTGCGAAATGAAGATGCTTCTGAATATAAAGCCGCAAAAGCGATGACCTTTGAGGAATACCTCAAGGTCTTTTTGTTTGCTGGTGACAATCCATTGGTTATGGGGATCAATGAAGTAGCGGACAAAAAACTGCAATTAGAATGGGAAGGCAGCGAAGATGATCTTCTTGCTCGCTTGTTTAGTTTAGCAACGAGGTTTGATGCAGAGATTGAGTTTGTTACGCAATTGAATCAGCACTGGGGCCTATCTCAAATTGTTTTGAATGTGTACAAAGCGAATGATGATAAAAACCAAGGTGTAGGAAATAATCGACAGGATGTTCTTCTTGAGTGGGGGAACAATGTTGAAACAATCGAAGTGAAAGATAACATTGATAACCTAAAAACTGCCATTAAGCCGATCGGAACAGATGGTTTAACAATAGCGGGTATTGAAATCGATGAACGAGATAAGGATGGCAATCAACTTTTTTACAGTCCTAAAGCTTCCGCGATAATTTATGCTGTTCAAGCAAGAAACATTTTTATGGCAAAAATGAATGGCGAAGGGTATATCAAAAAGAATTGGTCCTATGAAACTAAAAACCAAAACACCTTAGCAGGCCAAGCATTAGCACAGTTGAAAAAACTATCACAGGTGGAAGTTACAGTAACAATAAAGTCGTATGAATATCTTGGAATCGGCGATACAGTCAGGGCTTTGAATACAGAGTATCAGCCGGCGTTGAATTTATCTGTTCGAGTAAGTGAACAAGATATTTATTTTGATGAGCCGAATAGAAACCAAACAAAATTTACTAATGCTCAGATTCTACAATCAGAAGTGGATACTACTCTACTTGCTCGTGTTCAAGCATTGATAGAATCAAATAAAGTCTTCACGTATGAAATCATCACTAGTGATGGGGTGACTTTTAAGAATGGATTCGGCAGTACCACATTAACTGCTCGTGTTAGAGATGGTATCAAGGATGTAACAGATACCTTTAGTCTGAAATGGTATAAAGATGGCACTTTGTTTTCAAATACCAAGACAGTGACAATCAATGCTGCAGATATCGAAGAAAAGGCAGTCTTTCGTTTTGAAGTAGCAGACGATTCGGGGAACGTGCGTGGTGGCGCTGAGGTGACAGTTACCAATATCGATGATGGTAAGAAAGGAGAACCAGGCGAAACATACTACCCACATCGTGGATATTTGATGGCAGACGGTACCTTTACCAAGGTTTATCCGAATGATAATTTGTTTAGAAATTCGGAATCACCTAATGCTATTGCTTATGCTGGAGCGACCTCAACTAAGACTGCCAACTTATCAGTTCCAGAATGGAATGCCGCGACAGCTGTAAAATATGCAATCAGTGGTGGTACTTCGACTATAGCCTGTACGATGCCAGCTGGAAGTATGACCACTGCTGGGGTAAAAGAGAATTACGATATTTCTATTTATATTAAGAATACAGATACAGTAGATTTTAATATAGGTGGCAATATCACTACTTCAACAAGAATTGAAGCAGGTGAAGCTAAATGGGTTACTTTCTTATCTAAAGACTACTCGCACCCTACTGGGGCAGCTAGGCAATTTTCCATTACAAGATTGTCAGTAGGAGCTGCTATTGAATTTATTGTATGGAGAGCTAAGTTTGCATATGGAACCTACAACTCTATTTGGACCCCAAGACCAGATGAAGACTACGAAAATGCCTATCCAAAATACGAAGGATTCTATTCAGATACGAATCAAGTTGGGTCTGATAATCCTGACGATTACAAACCATGGATACCATTCATGGGACCGCAAGGAAAAGACGGCTATACACCGGTAAAAAATGTTGATTATTTTGACGGACAACCCGGTCAAAATGGGAAGAGTGCTTATCTATGGATAAGATACTCTCAGAATGCCGATGGATCAGGAATGACTACAGATCCAGCAAATGCTAAATATACTGGTTATGCTACAACGGAAACGAACGTTGCACCTACCAGTCCAAGCGTTTATAAGTGGCAACAAACGAAAGGCGATCCTGGTATTGGTATTCCCGGAGAACCAGGACCAGACGGAAAGACGTCATATCTGCATATCAAATATTCGAATGATGGCGGATTGACTTTTACGGGAAATGGCGGAGAAGACGGTGGGGATTATATTGGGCAGTATGTTGATTTTACGGAAGCAGATAGTAAAAAGCCAAGTGATTATACGTGGTCATTGACGAAAGGTTCCAAAGGGGACAAAGGTGATCCTGCACCACTCATTTCTTTGTCAGGAACAACACAAGCGATCACAGTTGATAAAGATGGAAAGATCACTCCAGCTTCTAGTTTTTCTGTGACCGGAACTGCAGTGAATACCGCTATATCAAATTGGACGTATAGTCTAAACGGTGGTAATTTTGGTTCAGCTGTTCCTACAGGAGTTACTCGAGCAGGCAACACTGTTACGATCGATCCTACAAAAGCTGTATTTGATACATTCACCATCAAGGCGGCTGATGCGACTGTGAGCGATGTATTCACTATTTCTAGAATCAAAGACGGTGGAGAAGGACCTCCTGGATCAGATGCTTATACTGTGTTTCTTACGAACGAATCCTACACCTTTGCTGGATCAACAACTGCAGCATTGGCTGGATCAACAACAACAGAAGTGATCGTATATAAAGGCATCAATAAAATTACACCTACTAGCATTACTGTAGGAACTAAGCCGACAGGACTCTCCTCTAGTGTGAGTGGATCAGTAATCACATTAATAGCTACAACTGCATTAGTATCGAAGAGTGGTACTGTACCGATCACAATCACAGCTGATGGCAAGACTTTTACGAAGCAGTTTGCCTATTCAATTTCTTTTCAAGGTGGAAAAGGGGACAAAGGAGACAAGGGAAACACAGGGGATAAAGGCGATACAGGAGATACTGGTAAAGGGGTTACTGCAGAGGAAATCAGCTATGCTATTTCTCAAGATGGAACAACTCCGCCAACGTCTGGATGGTCAGGGACAAGTCCCACACCTAAAGCGGGCTGGTATATGTGGACAAGAACAAGGTTCAAATATACGGATAATACCTACAGTGCTTATTTCTATCTTGTCGCTCAACAAGGGAAAGATGCGATTGTTATCTCTGATACAGCACCTGCCAATCCAACAAAAGGAACTTTATGGCAAGACAGCAGCGTCACTCCTCAAATCATTAAAGTGTTTAACGGAACTGTTTGGAGTATGTGGGGGATGCCTATTGATAACTTACTTGCTACCAACATTCTTTCTGAGAATGGGGTGTTCAAAAGGTTAGAAGGAGCAGAGATTGTAAATACATTTTCCTATACAGATTCTGGTGTAACTTATACTGGAACTACTACTATGAGAGATGGGAATGTGACTATTGCACGAACCGGTTCGGACGGGTCAACATGGACGACCACAATGGATCGTGTCCAAGGATTTGTTGATACCTACAAAGCTAGTTCTTCTGCACCGGCTAGAACAACACAGTTAGGACAAGGGAAGTTATACATGGTTGAAAGTGGAGTCGGTGGTTACTTGCCAGCAGCCGCTTTAAATCCGGCACCTTGGGTAAATATTCCATTAGCAAGTGGATTTGTCACAATAGAAGGGGCCACTCCTCAATATCGGAGAATTAGACTTATAGATGGTAGTTATGAAGTCCAGTTGAGAGGTCGTGTGGGACCGTCCAGTGGGAATTTCGATTTAACCGGACGAAGAATCGGGTCGATTCCTTATGCTGCTTCAATGCTTGAACTTTTTTTATGTGGGGCAAATTCTGGTCGATCTGGTCGTATACAAGTAGAATTAAATGGTGATTTGATGGTAGCTTCCGCAGACAGTGGTGTGACTTATATCTCACTATCAGGGATTAGATTTGTTAGTATATAGGGGAGGTGAAACGATGAATATTGCAAGTATTACATTTAATTATGACGCGCAAAAACAAGTAAAGGGATATACTGTTTATGTCGACGGAAAGGTAGGAGATGTACAGTCTTTTTCTGGTCAAGTGAATATTGGTAAAGATGAATTGGATCTATCTTTCATTCTGAATCTAGTTCAGGAAAAAATCGGAGAAGCATTTACGAAAGAGCAACCAGAATAGGTTGCTCTTTTAATTTATTGGAAAGTAGGTGGCATATGTTCAGTTGGGGGAAAACAGAATGAAAGAGTTTTTGGAACGCGGACTTTGTTTAAATAATAGAAAAGGTGGTATATATGGTGATTATTGATAATGGTGTGTTACTGAATGAATTTCGGGGGTTGCTGACAAATGGATATGTGCAGTTGTTCTTGTGGGTAGTGGTAGGAGATATCGTGACAGGACTTTGCAAAGGAGTATTTATCAAAGACGCTAATAGTACAAAAGGATTACTCGGCATTGTTAAGCATATGCTAGTTGTGTGCTTAGTGATCATTGCTTATCCGTACCTAAAGATTATGAATCTCGAGACGTTTGCGACCGCATTCGTCTTTTTCTATATCGCA